TATGCGCTTATAGGCCATCCATGATACAGATAATACACCCACACCAAGGATCACCTTACGCCACTTCTTAGAGGTATAGACTCGCTCGCTAATTACTCCCAGAAAATGGAAAAACTGCCGAGCCATCATTCTAGGTGGAACATAATTCTCTATCATACGACGGACAATAGCACGCACAACCCAGTAAGACACTAACCAATCTGATAATCTTCTCACAAAACCAAAACGAATGTACGCTCCTAAAAACATGTTAACAGCACGACACACAAATCGCTCCTGAAAACCATCCGCTGACACACGCTGTCGCGAAATGACCTCATTCAGAATATCTGCATACTCAACATTAGACGCTTGAACCTTCACAGGTTCTACAATACGCTCAACAACAATTGCCGGAACAGCATATGATCGCAATTCTTCACCATTCTTCAACACCTGAACGATACACATGTAAGAGTCTCTTACAAACGTATACTGTCGGTTTTCAATTAGTGATCCCTCGACGAAACGCTCGTAAAAATCTTCACCAAACTTCACTCCATTTGGTAAAACAACCTCATTACGAGCTTCTACCTTCAGCCCTGATGTATCAGGACATGGGGAAAAGTAAAGGAAAACATTGAGAGCAGAGTTGAGAACATAACAAGCTATCTTCTCAACATAACTATCAGACGCAGTACGTTGACGCAAGATCATTTCATTCAAAACATCTGCATACTCACTCACTACAGGATTCTCTGGAACAATTACTTTCTCAACCACTGTAACAGGAGCAGCATACGAACGTAAAACTACATTGTTACGCATAGTGTCAGCATAACACATATAGGCTCCATTGACGAAAGAATAATGACGACATTCAGTAAGCGAACCTTCCACGTATCTCTCGTAGAAATCCTCACCAAACGTCACATTTCTTGGTAACATAACTTCACCTCTAGCTTCAACTTCAAGACCTCTGGTGCATTCACACTTACCAGCAGTCTTGTTACAAATCTGACACAGATCAAAAGTCGACATGATAATATCATCATTCATGGCCTTACCCTGAATACGATCAAAATCTTTGCAAACTGGACCAAACCAATCAAGAAAATCTTGAGTATTGCTGAACTTCTTCACACTTTCAAACTGAGCCATATCGCGTTCCCCGGCTTTACCGCCGGGCACCACTTTATCGACACTAATAGTCCAAAAATCTGGCCAATCATCATCTAACGATGTCATTCGCATAGGATCAATCATACTTTCAGCATCCGATCGAGCGAACTCCGGTCGGGGTTCCACCGTGATCACCCACGGTAGACGACGTTGAACTGCCAATGGACAAAAGAAATAAGCTGAAGCATTAAGATGCTTAGCATTACTGGATGCTAAAACACATCGTGCACGAACAGGAGTCTTACCCTTATCAGCCAAATCGGCCTGATTAGGAACCAAAGGAACATTGTTCACAATAGCAATGAGTTCTGTCAATGACAAATCCTCAGTTGCTTTTGCTGGGTTCAAAAAACCAATATCATCCATCTGAATACACCATACCTGAGATGAAAAACCTGACCAATAAGCATCGGCCGGGTTACGCACATATCGGTAATCAGAGGTAGTGGGAAGACCCATCAATTTTCCGTAATAGTAAAACAACATCTTCTGAAACATTGATTTAGCTACACTAGATTGACCATGAATCAAAACCGCAAAAGGAGCACGACGCTCTTCTTGAGCTGATTTCTTGGTAAGAACAGAAGCTTCAATCAACAAAATTTCATGAAGCATCACACGTGCAGCCTTCAACTCATGTTTCAAGTCTCGTGACGCGAATTTGACAATACTCTGTCCTTCTTCAATGCACTCCTTCATAGTGGCAATAAACTGGAAGTAATCAGTTCCCTGAGCTTCAAGATTACCTAGACTATAAGCTTTGCGTTTGATATCAAGACACTTATCATACCACGCTGCATAAGTTTTTGGACCGTGTAAAAACACTGACCACTCACCAGTACGAGCGAACATGAGAGCTCGCTGTAAAGTAAATGAACAAGTGTCAAGAACACTATAGAGAAAATCAGCATGATTAATAGTACTACCCAAATCCTCAGATTTCCTAAGATTCTGAAGAGTAGGTTTTACTCCGACACATGAGAAAACTCCATAAGAAGCCAAATAACGTAACAACTTGGAATACTTCTTTCCAAGGGTAGTTTCGCGTAATTCATCCCACTTTCCCAAAAGATCGCGGAATGAAATAACATTTTCCTCCATTGTGGCTTGCACAGCTGGGGAATCATCAAATAACGCATCTGTCAAAGTCGACAGGTTCGTTAGGGCCTCAGATACCAAAGCTTTATTTGTTCGCAGTTTCACGAAAACGAGAACTGCTAACATAATGTCAGCTTTAGCGCGAGCGCGCATCAGCATCATCATGAACACTAGAAGATCCTCCATCAACTTCAGGAAATCAGTATCGAACTGATTGTCTAAAGATGTCAAGAATGACTGGGCCATGGATAGGTAATCTCCACTAGCTTGAACTTCCAAACGGGCAGCTTCAAACTTGTCAAAAGCACGATCCTCAAGGGAACGTGTCTTCTTCTTAGTGGTCTTCCTCATCCTATCAGTGGGAAGATACTCGTGAGACATACGAGTAAATGTGGTAAGCTGGCGAGCTCGCAATTTCTTGCGAGCACACCAAGTGTCCTCAACTTGAGGAAAATACTCACCACGGACTGTAACTCCAGAGGGAGCGCCACCACGAAGGCAGCCAGTCACAGTGACCTGAATTCGGTCACCATCTCTAACTCCGTACTCAACAAGATCGATATTGCGATCCACGAGTAAACGGGAACGATAAGATACCTCAACACGGAAGTGGTTGCGGCACCAACTCGGGCCTTGTAAACAAACAAGGCGAGAGCGAACAAGCTGATAAATTTCAGCAGCTGTGGTGAAACTGTTAGAAGAAACAGTAGTACCACACAACAAAGTGACACGCACAAGGCGTGTTTGCATAGGTTCCGCACGAGGCGAAATGACGGTAACAGGTTGAACCTGACTTCGTCGAACTGGAACACAATCGGTGTCATTGGAATTGAACATAAGGGGTGAGACTCTAGTAAATCTCATTCGTTGTGGAAAAATCGGTAATGGGTTCGGTTGTATTCTGTGGCTTGGGGGGGGTCTTTTTCGTCCACCAAGACTATCCCATGGGAAGGGATCCTCCGCTTGACTTTTACATGCGGACGTAAATGTAATAAATTGTTTCCATACCTAGAGAGCAAAAACTCATCTAGGGAGAAACACTGGCGAAATGACATTACTAA